GGAAATAAAGCCACTAAGATAGGTAAAGCACCAGGTGAAGAAAGTTCAGGTCTGACAGAAACTTTACAAAAGATTTATTCTTTTATGAAAAGTTCTCAAGAACATGATACCTTAATGCGTGAGAAGGTTAATAACTTTAAAGAAGAAAAGGCTTTATAAGATGAGAAAAGGCACAAAGAACTTCTAAAAGCTTTGGGTGCAGTTGGATCTTCTGCTACAGCAGTCAAGAATAAAAAATCTGGCGGTGGGTTATTTGATGGTATATTTAAAGCTTTTGAAGAATTTTTAAAAAAACTTAATACATTAAAAGATGAATTCTTAAATTTTAAAAATGAATTCATGAATTTTAAAAAGATTTTAGGTAACGCTAAATTTTTAATGGAAAGTCTAGGTGGTGCGGCTGAATTTGGTGCGAGTGTGGTTGCATCTATTCCCGGTCTTGCTGCTTTACTATTTTTGGCTCCTTGGGTAGTATCTGCAGCTGAAAGAGACAAAATTAAAGAAAATCCTTATGCACCAGAGTATAAGGATAATCCTCTTGCTATGAAATTAAGAGGAGAAGCTTCTAGTGAAGGTGCAGCTGCAAAAATTAATACAGCTAAATCAGTAAAACAAATACCAAGAAATCAAGTTAAAGATTTTATTGATTCGGATTTAACCGACACCGAATTAAAAGAAGAACTGGGACAAGATAGAGAAGGTCTTAAGAAGTGGCTTGTTGATAACCCAACAATTGTCATGTATCAACCTCCTTCTAAAAGACCAATTAAAGCTTCAACAGATGAACAAGCACAAAAATCAAGGTCTACATTTGCAACTCAAGATCCTAGAAGTTCAGATTTACCAGATGACAAAGTTACATCTTCCACAACAGATGAAAATCCTAGTGAAGTGTCTAAACCTTTAACAACTACAACAAATCCTACATCAAGTACATCACTAATAACTCCTAATACGCCTGCTTCACTAGTATCACCAACATCATCTCCATCTGTAGCGCCAGTAGCACCAACATCACAAGTTCCATCTGCAACACCAGTGGCACCAACACCATCATCTTCATCTGTAACATCTTCAAGTATAGAAAATCAATCTTTACAATTACAATCTAAAACTTCAAGTACACCAAGTACAACAACTAATAATATAGTGAATTCTTCATCATCAAAGCCTCAAAACAATACAGTTGGTATGAGTATACCTGCTGTTAGAAATACGGAAGATACTCTGAGAAGATTGTTTGTAGATTCTACACGATTAGTTTAACCAATGAAAAACCCCGCCACGTGGCGGGGTTAAAAACTCTCCATAAGACACTTAAGAAGAAAGAGTTTTTATCACTCCTCGGCTAACTTTGAGAAGTATGCCAAGTCATCATCATCTTCAGTAAGATCAGGTTCAGCAACTTTCTTAGGAGCAATACGTGCTTGCTCTTTGATAGTCTCTACGGTTGTCTTAGCAACTGGTACGTCACCATTCAAACCTAGAACCTTTTCCAAACGACCTTTTAAGTCATCATAGGACTTGAACTCTTTATCAGCTGTTAGTCCAGATAAAGCGTGTTCTGCTTTCCAAATCTTTTCTAATTTCTCGTCATCATCACTCAATGGAGATGCTGATTCGAATTCAGACTTATCATAGTTTTGGTAGCCTTCTACTTTACGGATCTTCAACTTGAAGTTAGCACCTTTCCATAAATCAAATGGATTGATTGGCTTCTCATCTTCAAACTGAGGATTCATTGCTTCAGTAATCTTATCAAAGATTTTCTTACCGAACTTGAACAACTTAACTTGTCCTTCATTTTCTGGATGCTTAGGATCAGAAACGATATAAACGTTGGCGATATAGTTTAACTTACGCTTTTGTTTACGTACAATTTCTTTGTTGGCTTCGATGCCAGAGTTCCATAGTTTGTTATTGTGTTCACAAACAGGACATTGTTGGTTCTTGGTTGTCAAACAGTTGTCGATTAACCAACCACCAGGTCCCTGGAAACCGTGAGAAAATACTTTAACCCATGGTAATGCATCTTCACCATCGGCTGCTGAGGCAGGTAAGAAACGAATCGTTGCCATACCATTACCAGCTTTGTCCACTTCTGGACGCCAGTACAATTCTTTTTCGGATGAACCGTCTGTTGACGAAGCATTGAGAGCTTCAACGGCTTTTGCTAACTTGTCCAGATTGCCTGAACTCTTTTTCATTTTGGAAAAATCCATAATTAACCTTTCTTGTATAACGGAATATAAACGGAATATTTTAACTTGTCCACAATATGCATAATATAATATATTTAGGTGAAATTAAGTCAGACTTCACGTAAATTTTGTGGTATAAATGATTCTTTGCCAGCAGGTACACAGAACCAATTCTGAAAATCTACGACAAACAATCTATACCTCAAACCTTTCATCACATCCAATAAACTTGGGTCCATATGGTACTCAATGTATATCAGAGGTTGATATTTCTTAATTGTTTTAGCTGCACCAGCAAGTACTCTAGTTTCCATGCCTTCTACATCAATCTTAATTAAATCTACTCTATCAAGGCCAATAGAATCTACCTTGATTGTTCTTACTTTGTCTTTACCGATAAAGAACTTGGATGTATCCGTATCAGCATCTTTAAATGTAATACCACCAAAGTCTTGTGATGCTTCATAATCAATCTGTGGTATGTTCAACCACTCATTGTCAACATCTGATACGGCCATATTATAGGTGTATAGATTGGTTAGATTGTTGATAACAGCATTAGAAGTCAACATATAGGAGATAATTCTTTGTGCTTCAAATGAATATACTTTACCATTTTTTTGTGATAACATAATGGCCATTGGTACAGAAAATAGTCCAATGTTTCCACCAATATCAACCACAACCGAATCAGCAGGTAATTGTTTCATTACCGCAATCATAAAGTCCACTTCAACGTGAATATGTGGCTTACGGGTTTCAATCATCTCTGGTTGGTAGTCATCGTTCTTATTCATAACGAATTTACCATAATCGGAATCAACTATGGCAGCAAAGTTCTTCATTTTTCTCCTAACAAATAAAATTTTAACATAACCATAGTTTCTCTGGCATTCTTGTGATGTATTGCAGGACCACCAGCTTCTTTCCAATCTTCAATGATTGATAGTGTATCATCAATAATCAAATGTGTTGGTGAAGCAAAGTTCTTTTTCAATTCTTTTCCAGGTACAAAATTGCCTTTGAATGGAATGTTATGTTTATTTAACCAAACAGTCTTTTGTCTTGCTACTTCATCGTGAGTTTCTTTTCTACCTGTTGAAGATAAAATCTCTACAGGCACATCTTGGTTCTTTAGATAATCAATCAATGCTGGCGCATCAGGCATTAAATCCAAGGTTTCAAATTGTTTGCTCACAATGAAGTTAGCAAAATTATTTCCAAAGTTTTGTCTAGCGTTCTTAGAATCAGGACTCATATGATATAGTTCTTTATATCTCTTTGTAAAGTCGGCTACAACACCATCAAGGTCAAGGTAAATCTTAGTAATTTTAGGCATATTCTTTAACTGCTTCTTTCAAAATTGTCTTAAACTTTTCTCTATCATAATCAATGAAAGGCGTATACCTCTCACACTTCAATTTATAACCTGGCCAAATGATATCGTCTGAAATCTTTTCCGACCACATTGGGAAGAATTTCATAATATCATTCAAAATACATAAGGTCTCGATTTCAATACCTTTCCTCATTGTTTCTTCAAGTAGATATGGATATTGGCCATTGTTTACCTTTAACCAATTCTCTGTTTCGAATAGATGTATTATATCTTGTTCAAAGTTATAAGTCAAGCTCTGGTTTCTTTTTTGCCACTTTTTGTAGACTTCTTCACCCTCGGCACCTGACACATTACCAACCCAAGTAAAATCAGAATCAATCCAATTGGCAACATAAAACTCACGTAACTGGTCAAACGAATACCTCCTGCTTAGTTTATAAAAATGGAACTTATCCTTGCGTCTGGAGAAAGAATCTTTAGATACGTTAGTCTTACCATTATACTTGAAGTAATCATAACTATCAGAAGTAAAATGAAGGTGTAACGCATTGTATAAAGCAAAGGCAGCAAAGCCTGTGTTCTCATCATTCATATCGGTAATTTGGCGGTCTTTTTCAATAGGTTAAGTTCTTGGGCTTCTTCTCTAATCTGTGCTTTAAGTGCAGAGGATAATAGAGTAGAAGCAATATCTACTTCCATTCCACTATTCTCACAATGAGCAACAACGGTGTCCATGATTGTCATCTTCCATAAATCGGATTCAACAACAATCAGGTCACTAAATTCAGCTATTTCGTTTTTGGTTGGCATAATTCTTACTTGTAAAATTCAATTGTAACATAGTATAACAACCGTGTCAATACTTGGCGTAAAAGATATGATTACCAATGGTTTTATATGGATGTATATTTGTCCATTCTGGATGGACATATGTAGCATGGTAAAACACAATCTTAGCCTTGGCTATTTCTTTGTGTAGAATACCTTCTGTGAGTGCTCTTTTAGCAATCATTATACATTCTTCCCATGCATATTGATTACGCACCTCATATGACTTTTCACAAGTCCATGTGAATTGGCAGGTACTACCTGTCTTTTGGTACACCACTCCGCAAA